CAGGCCGGAATCGGTCCGATCTGCGCTGGTCGGCTGTGACCGAACCGCGGTAAACTTCACGTGAACTCGCTAGGTTGCCTAGCGAGTTTCGTGTAACCACTGACAGGTTTGTCAGCCCGGTAGATTACCCAAGAAAACGGCATTGACGAAACATGGCTAACCCTGACTAAGGTTGTCCCCATGTCCTCCCCGACGCCGAACGACGCGAGTCGCACCACCTGGGTGCACATCGAGGTGTCGCTCGACATCGACGGGGTCCTCCACGAATACGTCATCGAGGGCCGCCCCGACGGCGGCCACCCGCACATCGAACTGGACCCCGAGTACGAGGGGGACCTGATCCCGGTGATGAAGATGCTCAACGTCGACATGCAACTGAAACTGGAGAACCCGTCGTTCAGCATCCGCTCCGACGATGACGGCGACAACGGCAGTCCACCCCGGCTGAGGGCCGTGTGATGAACACCCACGAGTACGGGGTCATCGACGATGACGACTTCGTATACGCCCCGATCGGCCTGAGCCGGGAGGAGGCGATCCGCATGGCCTGCACCCTCGGCGCCGGGCACATGCCGGTGAAGCGGACCTGCCAGGAGTGGGCCACGTTCGACACCGGGATCGTGAACCCATGCCTGCCGTACGTGCGCTGACCGACGCCGCCCTGATCGTGCTGGGCACCGCCCGGCTCACCCGGCTGATCACCGAGGACGACCTGGGCCGGTGGTACTTCCGCGACCCGATCGAGGGCTGGGGGTACCGCGCCGAGAAGGCCGTGCTGGACCAGGCCGTGCTGGCGCTCCAGGAGAACCCCGACGCCGACGGCGTGCTGGGGGAGGAGTTGGCCGAGTACGACGAGTCCCGGCCGTGGTCCTGGCGGATGCGCCTCGCGTCCGGCGCCGGATGCCGCTGGTGCATCGGGTTCTGGATCGGCGCCGTGGTGCTCACCGTCGACGTGCTCACCCGGACAACGGTGTTCGGGTGGGCGCGACCCGTCTTCCGGTTCGGGCTGGGCGTGCTCGCGCTGAACGCCGTCTCAAACGCCGTCGGCCGATGGACCGGGACGCTGTCGTGACCGACGAGCCGACCGTGGGGGACCTGGCCCGGTTCCTGGAGGCGAACCCGGGTAAGCACCGGATCGGCGGGTTCGTCGTGGAGTACGTGGGCACGTTCGACTTCAGCGATCGCGACGAATCTAACCCGGGATAACCGTATCTCTCTATAGCGTTCACCCCTATAGTGCGGGACACTGGGCGGCATGGACGGTCGCGCATATCTCCCCATCGACAGCGGCCCCCGTCCCTCGGACCTCCCGCACATCGGGGCGATCACCCCGCCTGTACAGATGCCGGTCCCGATCCGGCCCACCCCCGGCGCCACCCTGATCGCCTCCGCCACCCGGCTCACCGCCGCGAAGATCAAGGATCACTCCCGCACCCGCGGCTACAACCGCACCGGCGACGCCTGGGAAGACGACGCCTGGGAGATGTACGACCTGGTCGGCGAACAGCGGTTCCTGGCCACCACCCTCGCCAACCGGATGGGCCAAGCCCGGCTGTACGTCGGCAAACTGAACCCGAACGACGCGACCGGCGAACCGATCCCGCTCGACGAGGACGACGATGAGCGCATCCCCGGCATCCTGGAAGCGTTCGGCGACACCCCCGCCGGGCGCCAGCAGATCATCGTCCGGCTCGGCATCAACCTGTACATGGTCGGCGACGGCTGGATCGTCGGGTTCCCCGCCGGGCTGATCGCCCAGGCCCGTGACGACGAGGACTGGGAAGACTACGACACCTCGGTGGAAGACGTCTCCCTGGACGGCCTGGACTGGCGGACCCTGTCCACCCGTGAGGTGAAAACCCGGGAGGACGGCACCGTCACCTTCACCCTCCCCGAAGGCGGCGTGGAAGCATCCGCCGACGACGTCTACATGATCCGGGTCTGGCGGCCGCACCCCGCGAACGCCGCCGAATCCGACAGCCCGGTCCGCTCCAGCCTGCCCGTGCTCCGCGAACTGGTCGGCTACACGATGCACGCCGGAGCGCAGATCGACTCCCGCCTGGCCGGGGCAGGCATCCTGTTCATCCCGACGTCGGCGGCCCGCGCCATGAAAGCCGACCTGGGCCTTGACCCGGACGACCCGGAAGCCGACCCGTTCACCGACTCCCTGCTGGAAACCATGTCGGTGGCGATCAAGGATCGGTCATCCCCTGCCGCGCTGTCCCCAATGGCTGTCACCGTCCCCGATGACACCATCGACAAGTTCCGCTACCTCACGTTCGCCACCCCGCTGGACGCCGCGATCGGCGACCTCCGCGACGACGCGATCCGCCGCATCGCCCTCGGTGAGGACGCGCCCCCGGAGATTCTGCTGGGCACCGGCGGGATGAACCACTGGGGTGCCTTCCTGGTCCGAGCCGACGTGATCAACACCCACGTCGAACCCCCATTAGCACTGGTGTGCGATGCGCTCACCTCCCAGTACCTGCACCCCGTCCTGCGGGGCGGGGAGTTCGGGATGGACTCCGAGCAGGCCGAGCAGTACGTGATCTGGTACGACGTGTCCGAGTTGATCCTGCACCCCAACGAGGCGCAGGACGCGCAGGCCCTGTACGCCGCCGGTGTCATCTCCGCGAAGGCCCTCCGCGAGGCGAACGGGTTCGACGAGGACGACGCCCCGATCGAGGAGCAGGCCGACGCCGAGGCCGCCACCGACCAGGAACTCCGCCAAGCCGCCGGAGCCCGCGCCCTGGACCTGGCCGTCGCCGACCCGCAACTGGTGATCAACCCGGGCCTGCCCGCCCTCGCCGAGCAGGTGTACCTGGTGATGAGCGGGAAGTACGCCGACGCCGAACCGGCACCCACCCAGCCCGTCCCCACCACGGCGCCCACCCCACCGCCGGAGGAGGAGCCGGTGCCCGAGCCGCCAGCGAACCCGAACGGGCCACCGCGCACGATCGGCAAGCCCACCCCCGCGATCGCCGCCTCAGGCAAACCCGTATTAGCAGGGGTGTAGTCGTGGACATCCCCAGCCCCTGCCCGGTGTGCGGGGCGTACAGCCTGGCCCCGGGGGAGCGCACCACAATCCTCCTCGCCGTCTGCGACGTGCTCACCCTGAAAGCGCTGGAGGCGCTGGGGAAGTACATCGTCCGCGCCGGAGCCCGCAACCGGTACGAACTGCTCCGCCCGCGGCCGCTGACCCTGGCGCACACGATCTGGCCCGCCGGTGACGCGATGGTCGACAAGGCGCTCCGCGGCGCCTGGGATGTCGTGCCCGCCGTGATGAGCCTGTACGGGTGCTGTGACCTGACCACCGAGCACGTGGTGTGCACCCTGGACGAGTACGTGCACGACCTCGCCGTCACGGGGGAGCGGCACAAGATCGACCACCTCGCCTACCGGTTCGATACCCGCCTGGGCCTGCCCACCAGGGAGGCGGTATGGACGTGAGCCGCTGGTGCCCGGAGAACATCCGGGAGGTCGCCGACCGGATCGACGCACCCCCACCGCCTGAACCCCTATTCGACTTCGGTGAGGGGCCTCCCCATGGCGTCGTCGGCGGCTAGCGCGATCTTCGGACGGGAACTGCTCGAACTGCGGCTGTCCGGCGCCCTGTTCGCCGCGTTCCAGTCCTGGGCGGCGATCGCCGTGGACCAGGTGATCAGCGGCCTGATCCCCGACGTCAACGACGCCCTGACCCGCGACATCGTCCTGGCCGCCGTGCCGGACGAGTTCAACGACGCGGCCGCCAACTACCTCTCCGACCTCCAGATGCTCACCGACGTCGTCGACGTGCTCACCGAGGTCAACCAGTACGCCCGCGCGCAGGGGATGGGGGAGGACGCCACCCGGCGGCTGATGCGCTCGGCCGTGAAGCCCAGCCGTGGCCTGTACGCCCCGGTCCCCACCCGGATGCTCGAACTAACCCGAGTTCGGGAACTGGTCCCCGTTCTGGCACCGGCTCGCTCCCCGCTCCCCGAGCACCCATCCCTGCTCGCCCCCGACATCCCGTTCGCCGAATACGGGCACACCTACCGGACCCGGCTGGAGGCGATCGGCCGCACCGTCGCCACGTCGCTGTCCGGTCGCGCCGCCCGCGCCGAAGCCCAGCGCACCGGTCAGGACCTCCGCTGGATCACCACCGGGGACAACCGGGTCCGCGACTCGCACCGTGCCGCGCAGGGCCAGACCGTCGCCGCCGACGAATGGTTCCGTGTAGGGGGCGTCCCTATGGAGTACCCTGGCGACCCTGCGGCACCACGCGACGAAATCGCCAACTGCCGATGCGTCCTAACCCTGGTTACCCCACCCGAACGGCGGTACGTCCAGCGCTACATCCCACGTGAGTGGCTGAACGCGGCCGCGCAGAAGCCCGACGAGACGGTCCCCAACGGCTCGACGGGCACAGCCGCTTCGGCGGCGCCCACCGGGACACCGTCCCCAGCGGCCCCGGTGGGTCTAACCGCCGCCGCACCGACCCAGGCAAGGGCGCCGAAGGGCACCGCGATCGGCGGGCAGTGGATCGACACCCCGTCCGGGATGCTCCGCACCGTCACCGCCACCGGCGAGGAGGTCCCCGGCGAGGACGTCGTCGCGCAGGCGATCGGCGAACCCGGCACCCCAACGTCGTACGCCGCGCTGGCGGCCGCAGGCGGCATGCACCAGAAGGTGAACCCCGGTTACGAGGACCTGACCGGGCGGCAATTCAACTGCACGAAAGTGGCGATGGCCACCGAGTTGCAGGCCCGCGGATACACCGGCGCGATCGCCGCCAACGAACACAACTTCAGCGGCGTGATGACCAGTGACGTCGAGAAGGTGTTCCCCGGCTCGCGCGCCTCCCTGGTGCTGAACAGCAAGGGCGCCGCGTACGAGGAGATGACCATGGCCGGGCCGGGCGCCCGGTTCATCGTGATGGGCAACCGCACCGGCGGCGCCGGGCACGCCTGGAACGCCGAGGTGACCGAGGACGGTGACCTGCGCGAGTACGACAACCAGGTGCCGTACGAGTACACCGGTGCGATCAGCGGCGGCCAAGGGCTCTACATGGACTACCGCGACTACCGGGTGATCCGCGTCGACGACGCTGGGCTCTCCGGCGAACTGGTCACCGGCATCGACTGGAGCGGCACCCGCGACGAGCCGTTCATCATCAACGACGCCGCCGCGGCCGCGGACCTGGCCGACATCACCGCCGCAGTGGACCCGGCCCCGGCGCTGGCCGCGCTCGGCATCGACGTCGCCACCGCCGACCTGGTCGACGAGGGCGACCGGTACCGGGTGATCCCCACCGCCGACCAGGTCATCTACGACGACCGGGCCACGTTCATCGTCAAGGCCAGCGGTGAGGTGATCCGGGAACTGGATCGCGGCGCTCTCACCGCGGCCGCGCCGATGCAGGCCCGGGCACCGAAGGGCACCCCGATCGGCGGCGAGTGGATCGACACCCCGGGGGGGCTCCTGGGACGGATTGGCACCTCAGCGGCGCCAGGAGGCGCTGTGAGCGTCGAAATCGGCGACTCGGTGTACACGGGCGACCCGGCCCCTGCGCACGGCAGAGAGGACGACATCCGGGCGCATGGGATGTCCACGCCGACGCTGATCCACTCCAAGGGCGACCCGGCATCCGCGCAGGCGTTCCAGAACGCGATCCAACGGGCGAAGGACGCCAACCCGTACGGCGCCAGCGTCTACGTCTACCCAACCTCAGATTACGAGGGCATGGACCTGTGGCTGACCGAGGACGGGATGGGCGGGATCGCGCTGAAGGGCGACGACATCGTGTCCGGGTTCAACACCCCGGGCTCGGCCAACCGGCATTTCGTCCAGCACGCGATGGCCACCGCGCAAGCCGCCGGAGGCACCCACGCCGACGCGTTCGACACGGTCTTGCCGGACCTGTACGCGCAGGCCGGGATGGAGGTCGTCGCCCGCACCCCGTGGAACGACGAGTACGCGCCGGACGGGTGGGACTACGACCAGTTCGCCAAGTTCAACGGCGGCCGCCCGGACGTGGTGTTCCTGAAGTACAACCCGGACGGCTGGTGGGGGCAGTACACGCCCGGCCAGGGGCAGGTCGTCGAGGACTACGACGACGGGGTGGCGCTAACCGCCAGCGCTGAGGGCCATGTCGATGGACTGGTCGTCCCACTTTTCACGACGCGCCTGCTCGACGGCCTCAGGCGTCGCGTCAGGTCCGAGCAGGTGCGCCACAAACTCGACCCGGTCCTCCTCAGTCCATCCCATCCCGACATGGTACGCGACGAACCTGGGGGTAACCCGGGTTTGTATGCGGCACCGGCGCAGGCCCGGGCACCGAAGGGCACCCCGATCGGCGGGGAGTTCATCGACACCCCGGGGCGACTGCTGGCCGGGATCGGCGTGCGAAACAAACTCACGTTAGGTTTCGCCGCGCCCGCTGATGTGGCCAACGCCCGCTCGGCCGCGAAGGCGAAGGAAGCCGCCCTGCCCGAACCCACCGCCGCTGACCGTGCCATCGCGGCCGCCCGGCACGGGAAGTCCAAGCGGCAGGGCGGTGATGACCGCCCCGGCTCCCAGCGGCGCAAGAAACTCCGCCAGGACCTGCTCACCGAGTTCGGCGACGGCACCACCTGCCCCTGCCTGAACTGCGGCCGCGTGCTGGATGTCACCACGGTGTCGATGGACCGGATCATCCCCGGCGCCGACAACGGCCGGTACAACATCGAGAACCTGATCCCGATGGACTACGACTGCAACCGGGCACGCTCGGACTCCGACTTCGACGAGATGGCATCCACCTGGGCGGCCGCGCCGATCGGCGACGAGCCCGCCGTCACCCCGGGCACCGTGGTCCGCGCGCACCCCTCCGGCTGGGGACGGGACGAGTCCGGCGACCTGGACGGCGCCGACGACGCCCCCTCGCTGGAGGGTGTGCCGGAGTGGATCGAGGGACCCCTGGAGGTCGTGCCCGTCGACGCGTACCTGAAACACATCGTCGGCGGCTACGACGTCGACCCGGCAAGCATCGAGGAGGGTGCACCATGAGCACACAGACCCGGTCCCGGTTCGCGGACCCACCCGCCCCCAAACTGGGGTTACCAGCACTGGTCGCCGCGGCACCTCGGCAGGCTCGCGCCCCCAAGGGCGTCCCGATCGGCGGGCAGTGGATCGACGGCCCCCGGATGATGCTGGACCGGGCGAAGAACTGGCTCCTGGACGCGGGCGCCGGTGGCACCCGGGACTCCGAGAACAGCGACGGCCTGGTGGAGTCCAACGAGAACCCCCTGCCTCGGCTCGCCGGAGCGCACAAGCCGGTCAAGCCCACCGACACCGACGCCAACGGCAAGCCGTACGGCGAAGCCGCCGAGTACGCCAACCGCATCCACGACAAGGCCGAGGCGACCGAGCCGCAGATCACCGACGCGATGCTGGCCGCGATGGACTCCGGCGGGCTGACCCCGCAGGGCCTGGCGTTCCGGCTGAAGGAACAGGACTCGATGGCCCGGAAGATTCGGGACACCGCGGCCGAGAAGGGCGGGCTGGATATGTCGGCCGCGTCCATCTTCGACGCGAACCGGTACACCGGCACCTCCATCGGGCTGGAGGACTACACCGCCGGTGCGCAGGCCGCGCTGGACTCGCTCCGCGAGCAGGGCTACCAGGTGGTCCAGGTCAAGAGCACCTGGGGGCACCCGGAGAACCCGTACCGCGGCGTCAACGTCAAGGTGCTCTCCCAGGACGGGAACCAGATCGAACTTCAGTTCCACACCCCGGACTCCAAGGCGGCCGCGCTGGAGATGCACGGCATGTACGACGAGCAACGTCTGCTCCCGCCGGACTCGCCGCAGTGGAAGGAACTCAACGACAAGATGTGGGCCATCTCCGAGTCGCTGGGCTCGCCTCCAGGGATCGAGAACCTGCACTGAACCCCGGTTAGGGCAGTAGGGCTAACCCTGGTAAACTAGATGTAGGAGGTGATTACATGGCAGGAAACTACCCAAGCGGGTACTTCTACCACGGACTCGGAGCGAACCAGACACTGCACCACATGGACGATGGCTGGCCGCCGAGCACGGCGCGCTGGGACCCCATCGCCGAGGAGTGGGTGCCGGTCGGGGAGTCGTTCACGTTGATGGACTACTTCATGGACGGCGATCTGGAAGGACCGATAGACCTACCGCCGGGAGTACCGGCGTACCCGGGCGCCTAACCCGTATTAGCCCGCGCATGATATAGGGGTGACCCCTAGCCGTCTATAGGGCTGAGTCCTATAGTGGCGGCATGAGCACCCCTGTCGCCGAGCAGGCGCCCCCCAGCACACCAGCCACTCCGAGCCGGTGGGCGGGGGTCATCGGCATCGAGGGAGAAGCCACCGGAGACGGCCGGTTCATCACCGACGGCGCGCTCCGCTGGGACGACCTGCCCATCCCGCTCCGCTACGTCTCCAGCGACGTCGGCGCCCACGACGGCGCCATCGTGGTCGGCGGCATCGACCAGATCGAACGCCGACCCGGGGGAGTGATCTGGGCGTCCGGCCCGTGGGACACCTCCGACATCGCCGCCGAAGCCTCCCGGATGGTCGGCACCGGGATGATGAACGGCGTCTCCATGGACCTGGACGACGTCACCTGGGAACTCCGGGTCGCCGCCGAACTGCTGGATGACTCCGAGCCGGACGATGAGGTCGTGGTCCTCGCGCAGGAAACCGACGACGACGGCCGCGTTGTCGTCGCCAAGATGACCCCGCAGGACGAACTCACCGTCACCACCGACGGCCGCATCCGCGCCGCCACCGTCGTCGCCGTCCCCGCGTTCGCCCGCGCGAAGATCGGCAACGCCGACGCGGCCGCCCTCGCCGCGGCCGCCGAGGACGCGCCAGCCGACGCGGCCCCCGTCGATGGTTCCGACGGGGACGCGTTGTTCGCCCAGGCGGTCGCCCTGCTGGAGCAGGTCGACCAGATGGAGTTCCTGTCCGCCGAGTACCTGGCCGCCACCGACGCCGCCGGGGACGCATTCGCCGAAGCCGCGATCGCCCTCCAGGAATCCAACCCGGAGCAGGCCGCCGAAGCCGCCGAGATAGCCGCGAAACTGAAGCGGTTCGCGTCCCTGCCCTGGGGTGACCCAGCGGATGTGGAGACACGCGAAACCGGGGAGGAGGAAGCGCCCCTGCCGGACGCCGTCGTCGCCGCCGTCCTAGCCCCCGTTACGCCGATCCGGCCCGCGGCCGCGCCGGTCGCCCCGCCGGAGGAATGGTTCCAGGACCCCGGCCTGGCCGAACCCACCCCGCTCACCGTCGACAAAGACGGCCGCGTCTACGGGCACCTCGCGACCTGGGATGTCTGCCACGTCGCCTCCCCGGCCGGTCCCGGCATCTGCATCGTCGCCCCACACTCGAACCGGGGTTACTCCGACTTCCACACCGGCACGGTGCTCACCTACGAGGACACTCTGGTCGCCACCGGCAAGATCACCATGGACACCGGCCACGCCGGGCAGAAACTGTCCTCCACCGCCGCGGCCGCGCACTACGACAACACCGGCACCGCCGTCGCCGACGTCCGCGCCGGGGAAGACCTGTTCGGCATCTGGGTGTCCGGCGCCCTCCGCCCCGAGGTCACCGACGCGCAGAAACGCGCCCTCCGCGCCTCCCCCCTGTCCGGGGACTGGCGTGAGCGGGGTGGGTCGCTGGAGTTGATCGCGGCGCTGGCCGTCAACGTGCCCGGGTTCCCGATCCCGCGCACCGCCGGGATGGTCGCCTCCGGCGGCGATCGGCTGTACTCGCTGGTCGCGAGCGGGATGGTCCCGCGCGAGCCGACCGCCGCGCAGGAGGCCCAGTTGTCCGACGCCGACGTGGACTACCTGCACCGGCTGGTGCAACGGAACCGGGTCGACGAGGCGGCCGCCCTGCGGCGCGAGGTGCTGAGAACCCGCGTCGACGTGTTCGCCACACAACGGAGAGGTTGAGAGATGGGCTGTGCATGTGGTCAGAAGTCGGTCCCGCCCACGGGATCGCGAGCGGCGCAGGATGCCGCAGAACGGGCGAAGGCGGTCGCCGAGGCGCGCGCCGCGAACTCGGCCACCCAGCGGATCGGTCCTGTCCGGCCCGCCGTGGCATCCGGGCAGTCGCAGACGTTCACGCTGGAGTCCGGTGAGTCGTTCGGGTCAGCGCTGGAGCGCGACGCGGCCGCCGCCCGGCTCACCCGCCGCTAACTGGGCTTAGCCGTGCACGACGACCAGGCGACGCAGGCCGCCGCCAAGGCCGATTGGCGTACCTACCGGTCGACGTACCGGTTCGGCGGGTCGGAGATGACCGCGTTCGAGTGGGGATTCTTCGCCGGACGCGATTACGGCCGTGCGCACCCGGACGGCGTCCAGCGGGAGCACGACTGCGATTGATCTATTGGGGTGACCCCTATTGGGTGTACGCTCCGAAGCAACTGGCATGGCACCCGTTTTGGCGGGTCATAGGTAGGGCCTCAGTGGAAACGTCCGTTTTCACTTTGGAGGCCCCCAATGCCCAGCAACAAGGGTGACGACAAGATCGTTCTCCCCAACGACCTGTCCACGCTCACCGATGACGAACTGAGCGCCCTGCACACGCGGGCCTCGGAGCAGTTCGACGCCGCCTATGGCGAGGGCACCGCGATCAGCGATGACACTCTCCTCGCACTCAACGACCTCGCCGCCACGATCCGCACCCTCGCGGCCGAGGTGCACGAGCGCACCGACGCGTCCACCGCCCGCCGCGACGAGGCCAACGCCCTCGCCGAGCAGGTCCGTTCGATGTCCGCGACCACGGACAACGACGAGCCCGACGACGGCGAAGGCGACGAGGACGACACCGCCGACGAGGACACCGAGGACGACACCGAGGACGAGAACCCCGACGTCGTGCCCGGCACCGAATCCGCCGTCGTGGTCGCCGCATCCGGCGCCGCCCGAACCCAGGTTCGGGTGCCGAAGAACCGGCGCCAGCCGAAGGTCCGCCTCGGCGGCGACAAGTCCATGAAGGACGTCGCCTACGCCACCGCCGACCTCGCCGGATACTCCGCCAACCAGCCCGTGGTCTGGGATGACGCCGGAGTGATGCTGGACAAGCGTCTCGCCGGATTCAACAAGGCCGTCTACCAGGCCGCCGCCGCACGCGGCCAGCACATGCGCGAACAGCACTCGCTGATGGCGTTCCGCCGCCCCATCCCTCAGGACCTGATCGTCACCGGCGAGAACGCCGACGACGTGATGAAGCGGGCCACCGACATGACCCGCCTGCCCGGCCAGTCCCTGGTCGCCGCGGGCTGGTGCGCCCCGTCCGAGGTGCTGTACGACCTCTGCAACACCGGCGCCTCCCGCGACGGCCTCCTCTCGATCCCGGAAATCGGGATCAGCCGAGGCGGCATCCGCTGGCCCGTCGCCCCGACGTTCGCCGACGTCTACAACGAAATCGTCGGGTTCCACTTCACCGAGGCCGACGCGATCGCGGAGAACTACGCACCCGGCGCCAACGCGGGCGCACCGAACGTGGCAGGCCCCAAGCCCTGCTACGAAATCCCCTGCCCCACGTGGGATGAGGCCCGGCTGGAAGGTGACGGCCTGTGCATCACCGGCGACATCATCCAGATGCGCGGCTACCCGGAGATGATGGCGTTCTACCTCTCCAACGCGCTGATCGCCCACGACCACCGGATGTCCGCCCGGGACATCTCCCGGCTGGTGGCGGGCTCCACCGCGGTGACCATGGCCACCGACACCGTCGGGACAATCGCACCGCTCCTGGCGGCGATTGAACTCCAGGCCGAGCACATCCGGTACACCGGGCGCCTGTCCCGCGGGTTCACCCTGGAGGCGGTGTTCCCGTACTGGATTCGGGGTGCCATCCGGCAGGACCTCTCGGTCCGGCTCGGCTCCGACCAGGGCGACCTGAACATCACCGACGCGCAGGTGGACGGCTGGTTCCGCTCCCGCGGCATCTCCCCGCAGTTCGTCTACGACTGGCAACCGCTGGATGCCCTCGGTGTCGCCGCGTTCAAGACCTGGCCCGCAACGGTCCAGTTCCTGATCTACCCGGCAGGCACGTGGGTCCGTGGTGTCGACGACATCATCACCCTGGACAACATCTACGACAGCGTCCAGTTGGGGATGAACAAGTACACCGCCCTGTTCACCGAGGAGGCGTCGCTGATCGCCCAGCGGTGCTTCGAGTCCCGCGTGGTCACCGTCCCGGTCGTCTCCGACGGCTCCACCCACGCTGGGGTGCTCCTGGACGCTGATCTGGGCGCCACGGCCGCGGCGTAACTGGGGTTACCTAGATGTCGACCTACGTCACGCCGGTCGCACCGGTCACCGCCCCGCCCCGCACGGCACGCCCGTACGGGCTGGGGTCGGTGTTCGGCTGGCGCACCGGCGATCGCTGGGAGGCCGGAGTGGTCTGGTCCTCCCTGCCCTGCGCCCCGGTGCTCGGCCGCGGCGGCATGGCCTGCCTGGACGACGTCGCCGACACCATCCCCGGCCTGCCCAAGCCGATCGAGGCCGCCGGGGGACCGGCGTTCGGTGAGGCCACCCCGTTCATCGTGTTCGGCCTGTACCGGTGCCTCTCGATCGGCAACAGCATCGAGGACGCGCAGGGGTGGGCAGAAGCCGCCCTGCTGGCCGGGGAGGAAACCCGTGCCGAGCAGGCGCTGTGGACCGGGGACCTCGGCAACATCCCCAACTTCTCCGGCGCGAACGGCTACGACCCGCCCGTGGTGATCGGCGACTACACCGACCCGGTGGAAGCCCTCGCCCAGGTGGAGCAGGCGATCGCCAAGGAAATCGGATCGCAGGGCGTCATCCACCTGAGCGCGGCGATGGCGACCCGGCTGGCCAAGTATCTCGATCCGCGTGCGGGTCGTCAGTACACCCGCGCGATGGGTACGCCCGTCGTGGTAGGTGCCGGGTACCCGGACGGGGCGGTTGTTGGCACAGCGCCTCTGTTCGGGTACCGCGGGGAAGTCTTCGACTCCTCCGGCCGGACCGGCGACCTGCTGGACCGTGCCTACAACTGGATGAACGCGATCGCCGAGCGCACCATGCTGGTCGGTTTCGACCCGTGCCCGGTGTTCAAGGCGACCGTCACGGAGGCCCCCTGATGGCCAGATGGAAGTTGGGCGAGCAGTGGGACACCGACGGCGGGTCGCTCCCGCCCTGGGATGGCACCGGCATCCCGCTCCCCGTCGACGAGAACGGCTGGCCGGACGGTGGGGGCGGCGCCGACACCCTGCGGATCACCGAGCCCGTCGACGGGGATGCCGTGGACCCGCTGGTCACCATCCGCGGTGAAGGCGCCGAGGACGGCGACACCGTCGACCTGTACATGGACTCCAGCCCCGGCGCCCCGGTCGCCTCGGTTCCCGCGGCCGCCGACGGATCGTTCGAGTTCACCGGGTCCACACCGCTGGAGGTCAGCCCGGAGGGGATCACCGTCGGCGTCGGCGCCAAGCGGTCCGCGAAGATCACCGTCACCGTAACTGGGGTTACCCCCACTGCGGAGGACCTGAACGGCTGGACCAAAGCCGAACTGACCCAGTTCGCGGAGAACCACGAGCCGCCCATCGAGGTGCCGTCCGGCTCCACGAAGGCGCAGATCATCGCGCTGATCCTGGCCGCACTCCAGGACGACGACACCACCCCGAACGGAGACTGACATGGCCACTCACTGCTTTATCCCCCTGCTCGGCAAGCGAATCCGTGTCACCGAGATGGACCCCTGCGGTTCGCTCCTGACCGGCGCCCAGCAAATCTCCACCGACGGTTTCATCACCGTCACGCTCTCCAGCGAGGTGGAGGAGGGCACCGAAATCATCACCCGGAAGGCGTCCGGCGCGCTGTGCGTGAACGAGAAGATGGCTGACTCGTTCAAGCGGTTCACCGTCTCCATCGACTTCTGTGGGGTGAACCCCAGTTTGCTTTCGATGGTGTCCAACGCGAAGCCGTACGAGAACTCCACCGGCGACGTGATCGGATTCACCGTCCCTGAGGGTGAAATCAAGAAGTGGTTCGCCCTGGAACTGTGGACCGGGCTGAGTGGCCAGGTGTGCGCCCCGGGCGCCGAGGAGGCCAGCGGCTACATGCTCCTCCCGTTCGTCGTCGCCGGTGTGCTCGGCGACATCGAAATCGGCGGCGAGGACGCGATCACCTTCTCCCTCACCGGCGCCGCAACCAAGGGCGGCAACCAGTGGGGTCCTGGCCCGTACGACGTCGTGAAGGACGACGGCGGCGCGGCCGGTCCGCTGGACCCGGAAATCGACCCGTACGACCACCTGCTCCTGATCGACACCGCCCTGGCCCCGCCGCCGGAGGCATGCGACCCGGGACCCGTCGGCGTCACCCGCGGCTCCGCATCCCCGGGGGACGTGTTCCCCGCTGAGGCCACCGTGACCGCCTCCGACGCCACGAACGCGGCCAAGTTGGCTGGGCTCGGCTACGTCGCCGACCCGACCACCCCGTGGACGACCGGGCAGAAGATCACCGTCGGCACGTTCGACTTCAACTGGTCAGGCACCGCCTGGGCGGCCGGAGCGCACGCCGTCGCAGATGACGAGGACGCGGGCACCGCGTCGGTCGCCAAGGGCAAGACCCCCGTACCGGCCTAATAGGAGTTCGGATGGCGACGCCGGAGACGCAGACCTGCCCCTGGCCGGTGTCGTACGCGGACTGTACGGGGGAGTGCGCCGCCTACGCGCAGTTCGATGACCCGGCCGCCGCCGAGGAGCAGTTCGAGGCGATCGCGTCCGACCTGCTCTGGAACTGGACCAACCGGGTGTTCGGGGTGTGCGAGGCCGTGGTCCGGCCCTGCGGCGCCCAATGCTCGGAGATGTTCACCGGCTGGACGACGTACTGGGGGAGAGGCCCCGGGTATGATCCCACGTTCCCCCGCGGCGGGGGGCCGCGGGGGGCGGCACCCTGGTATCCGGTGCTGGTATCCGGGCGCTGGTTCAACATCACCTGCGGATGCGTCGGGTTCTGCCAGTGCACCCCGGCAGGCCCGGCCGTACTGTCCCTGCCCGGCCCCGTCCAATCCGTAACTGAGGTTAGGATCGACGGCGCGGCGCTCCCACCGTCGGCCTACCGGGTGGAGCGCAAGCGCTGGCTGGTCCGCCTGGACGGGGGAGTGTGGCCCGCCTGCCAGAACATGCTCGCCGACCCAGCCAGCGACCTGGACACGTTCGAGGTCACCTACGAGCGCGGCATCCCGGTTCCGATCGGCGGGCAGGTCGCCGCCGGGCGGCTGGCGTGCGAACTGGCGTTAGGCGCATGCGGGTCCGCGGAATGCTCCCTGCCGGAACGGATGACCACGATCACCCGACAGGGCGTCACCGTCGGATTCGCGGACACGTACGAGGACCTGAAGGACGGCGGCACCGGCATCTACGCGATCGACACCTGGGTGGCATCCGTAACCCGGAATGTGGGTTACGCGTCGGTGAAGTCCGTCGACACGATGCGGCGGTGAGCCGTGGCCGACACCATCGACCTCAACGCGTGGCTGGACTCCTACCTGGCGATCGGCGTGGGCGCGCTCACCCCCGCGCCGGGGAAGACGTTCGTCCAGCCCGGCGGTGAGGTCGCCTGGGATCAATGCGACTGTGACGGGCAGGCATGGTCGCGACTGCTGACCGCATCCCCGGTCCTGGGCGCGACGCTCGCGCGAGGGATGCCGTGCGGAATCCTCGCATGGGACCTGCAACTGGCCGTCGGTGTCCTGCGATGCGTGCACACCGTCACCGACCGCGGCACCTTCCCTACCGGCGTGCAGATCACCGGCAACGGGCACCAGTTCGGCGCGGATGCCGCCAACCTGCTCCAGGCCATCGTCTGCGCCCCGTACACCCGCCAGGTGCTCGGTGTGAGCCCGCTCGGACCGCTGGGTGGGTGCGCGGGCTCCGAGGTCCTGTTCGTCGTCCGGGTGCCTGCCTGCCCCTGCCCTGAGGAGGACTGATGGCCACCGTCAAGATCACCTACAACTCCACCAAGGCCGACCAGTTGCGCGCCGTCGGGCCGATCGCGAACCAGGCCGCACTGAGGGTGGCGGCCAAGGTGCAGGAACGTGCCCGGGCGAACATCCGTGCCGCGGGCCGGGTGAACACCGGGGCGATGATCCGGGGTGTGGTGATCCGCCGCGGCGGCACGGCGGCCAGCCTGAACGCGATGTACGACGTCGTCGCGTCGGCCCCGTGGTCGATCTACCAGGAGGAAGGCACCCGGGCGCACGGTCCGGTGCGCGCCAAGGTGCTGAGGTTCCAGATACGCGGCAAGGGGCCGGTGATCTTCACCAAGTGGGTGCGTGGGGTGACCCCGGCGCATTTCATGCGGAACGCGCTGAACGCGGCCCGCGTCGAGGATGCCGTGGCCACCGTGCTGATGCCGGTGCTGGAGCCAGCCTAACTGAGGTTGTCTAACCCCCTATAGGGATAACCCGGGTTAGGAGAGTAGGGTTCACCCCATGACGAGACGCATTCAGATACTGGCCAAGCCCACTGAGCAGATCACCGTCGACCTCATCGGCAAGGAGTACGTGATCAAACCGCCCAAGGCCACCCTGGGCCTGGCGATCGCCGAGGCGGGCCGCACCGCCGAGCAGGACCCCGGCCCACTCCTGGAGCGGGTCGACGACTGGATCAACGCCGCGTTCGGCGAGAAGAACGGCAAGGCCGTGATCGCCCGACTCGCCAGCCCCAAGGATGACCTGGACCTGCCGCACATCATGGAACTCATGCGCCTACTCACCGAGGAGACGACCGGCGACCCTATTACGTGACCGTCAGACTGTGCGCCACGGCGCTGACGGAGTGGGCGTTCATAGACGGGTACGCCGTCAGCCGTGGCATCGACCTGATCCGGCTCCCGCTGGATCGGTTCACCAACTTCATCTGGTGGATCAGCACCCGCAACGCCGAACCGCCTGAGGTGCAGAAGATGCGGTCCAAACTGTGGATGCCGCCCAAGGGGGAGGCCCCAGCCCCGCAGTCGCCGTGGTCCGCCGAGAACGAAACCGCCGGGTTCAAGGCACTGAAAGCCTCGGTGGCACCTGGTTCCTGATCCTGACCGGCGGTAGGATGCGACCAGAAGGCCGTTGATCCAGTCCGTCCTTCCGAGAGACAACGTCCGCTGGCGGTAGGGCCGGGACCCGTATTCGGGGTACCCGTGGCCAAGATCGGCAACGTTGAGGTCGGCGTCGAGGTCGACGCCTCCAAGGTGCCCGCCGAGGTCGAGAAGGCCATCACCAAACCGATGGAGAAGGCCGGGAAATCTCTCGGCGACAAACTCACCGGCGGGCTCCAGGGCGCCGCCGTCGCCGGAGGCGCCGCGATCGGCGCGGGCCTGGCCGTAGCGATCAGCAAGGGGTTCGGCCGCGTCGTCGCGCTGGACACCGCGATCGGCAAGATGAAGGGCCTCGGCTACGCCGCCGACGAGGTCACCGGCATCATGGCCCAGGTCACCAAGGCCGTCGACAACACCACGGCCAGCCTGGCTGACGGCGCCAACGCCGCGTCGCTGATGATGACCTCCGGCATCAAACCCGGCAAGCAACTGGAGAAGGCGCTCGGCGCGATCGTCAGCGCGGCCGAGGCGACCGGCGCACCGATGGCGGAAATCACCGACATCTTCCAGAACGTCGCCACCCAGGGGTCCCTGTCCGCCGACGAAATCAACCGGTTCGGCGTGCGCGGCGTGAACGCCCTGGACCTGGTCGCGAAGCACCTGGGGATCACCCAGGACGAGGCCAAGAAGATGGTCAAGGCGGGAAAGGTCGACTTCGACACCTTCTCCGACGCCATGCAGTCCGGGCTCGGCTCGATGGGCGCCGCGATGGCGGGCACCTTCTCCGGCCTGAAGGCGAACATCTCCAGCGCCGTCGGCCGGATCGGTGCCGTGTTCGTCGGCCCCATGGTCGAGGCCGCCAAGACGGTGATGGCCGAGGTCCTGCCCGCGATGAAAGAACTCGCCGGGTCGCTGGTTCCCATCGGCGAGGCGATCGCCACGAAACTCCAGCCCGCCGCCGAATGGCTCGCCGGGTGGATCGCCGGTATCGACTGGGGCAAGTTCACCCAGGGCTCCGACGTGATCCGCGACCTGGCCCCCCTCATCGGTGTGCTCGCGGGCGCGTTCGCCTCGCTGGCATCCGGCGGGCTCGGCTCCCTCGCCGGTGCCATCCCGATCCTGTCCCGGTTCGCCCCGATGCTCGGTTCCCTCTCCGGCCCGATGGGTCTGCTCATCTCGGTGATGGGCGGCCTGATCGCCACCTCACCTGAGTTACGGTCCGCCCTGGGCGGCCTGCTCGAAGCCCTATTCGGACTGTTCTCCGCGCTGGCCAAACCGATCGGCGACCTGGTCGAGAAACTGCTCCCCGTCCTGGTGGTCCTGCTCGGCCTGGTCGTGGACTCCCTGGTGGACTACGTCGACCTGCTCACCCAGGGGGTCACCTGGGTGAGCAACTTCGTCGAGAAGAACGGCGACCTGGTCCAAGCCGTCGGCGTCGTCGCCGGTGTCATGTACGGCGCCACCATCGCGGTGAAAGCGTGGACCGCCGCGCAGAAACTCGCCACCGCCGCCATGGGTATCGGCAACATCGTCGCCAAGGGGTTCAGCGCCACGATGGCCGCGTTCGGCGGCCCGTGGGGCCTGATCATCGCCGCGATCGTCGCCGTCGTCGCCGCCCTGGTCTACTTCTTCACGCAGACCGAAACCGGCAAGAAAATGTGGGCCGCGTTCACCAAGTTCCTCGTCGAGGCGTGGGAGAACACGACCAAGTTCCTCCGCGAAGCGTTCGATGCGTTCATCGGATTCTTCACCGACGCCTGGGCGGGCCTGGTCGGATTCGTCAAGCCGATCATCGACGGGGTGGTCGGATTCGTGGAGGACCTGGTCGCGAACATCCACACCGCGATCGACGGATTCGTGGCCTGGTGGACCCCGATCTGGGAAGTGATCGCCGGTGTCATCAAGTTCGTCGGCGACCTGATCCGCAACTACTTCCGGTTCTGGTTCGCCGTCTTCCGCTGGCTGTACGAGCACGCCGTGAAGCCGGTGCTGGACCTGATCGCCGTCGCGTTCACGGTGCTGTGGGAAGCGTACGTGCAACCAGCGCTGAAGGCGATCGGAGACTTCTTCGAGTGGTTGTGGAAGTCCGTCATCGAGAAGGTCGTCGGGTTCATCGTCGACGCGATCCAGTTGTTCGGCGTCACCCTGGAGTGGTTGAACGCGACCGTCGTCCAGCCGGTGTTCAAGGCCATCGGCGAGGTCGTCAACTGGGTGTGGACGACGGTCATCCAGCCGATATTCAAGGCGATCGGCGACGCGGTCACCTACCTCGGCGCATTCTTCACCTGGCTGTACGAGGTGAAGATCAGGCCGGTGTTCGAGGGCATCAAGGCGGCGATGGGCGCCGCGTGGGGCTGGATCGACCAGCACGTGTTCGGCCCGATGAAGACCGGCATCGACCTGCTCGCGCAGGGGTTCGAGATAGCCCGGTCCGCGATCGAGGAAACCTGGAAGGGCATCAAGAAAGCCGCCGCCACCCCGATCAACTTCATCCTGGACACGGTCTGGAACAAGACCCTGCTCCCGTTCTGGAATGGCCTGGTCAAGGAACTCGGCCTGGACGACATGGCGCTGAAGAAGGCACCGCTGGTCACCGGGTTCGCCCGAGGCGGCGTCCTCCCCGGCTACACGCCCGGCCGGGACGTGCACAAGTTCTGGTCCCCCACCGCAGGGATGTTGGCCCTCTCCGGCGGCGAGGGCATCCTGGTGCCGCAGGCCGTCCGCGCCCTCGGCGGCCGCAAAGGCATCGAGGCGATCAACAAGGCGTACCGGCGCGGCGGCCGCCCGATCGGCGACGGCGACGGGGAGGGCGGCGACTTCTTCGGCGACGCCTGGGACAAACTCCAGGACGCCGCCCGGATCGCATCCGAGTTCGTCATCGACCCGGCAAAGGCGATCAAGAAGTACGTCATCGACCGGATCATCAAGCCGAAGGCGAAGAAACAGAACATCTTCGGTCAGACCGTCGCCGGGCTCGCCGCGAACGTCGTCGCCAACACCGCCAAGTTTTTCGCCGGGGTTCAGGCGCCCACCGACGCGCAGAACGCAGGCGGCTCCGCGGGGATGGGCTGGCCGTCGATGTGGGCCGCGGTGCAGAAGCAAATCCCGTACGCCCGGATGACCTCCAACTACCGGGCCGGTGCGAAGACCGTCAACGGCGGCACCTCGTATCACGCCAAGGGCCGCGCCATCGACCTGGTGCCCGCGTCGATGGAACTGTTCAACGCGGTCGCCGCGATGTTCCCCAACGCCTCCGAACTGATCTTCACCCCCGCCGGTGCCCGGCAACTCCAGAACGGGAAGTCCCACGCGAACTGGTCCGCCGCGGTGAAGCGGATGCACTACAACCACGTGCACCTCGCGATGGCCCGCGGTGGCGTGCTCCCCATGTTCGACCAGGGCGGCTGGTGGAAGGGCGGTGCCGCGATGAACGCGTCCGGCCACCCCGAAGCCGTGTTCACCGCATCCCAGTTCGCGATCCTGGAACGCAACGTCCGGCAGACCGACCAACTCCTGAACGCGCTCGGCACGTACGGCGGGATGAACCCGAGCCTGCGGTCCACCGCGGCCACCGCCATGGGGGCGCTGACCCCGGCGCCGACGAACGACATCGACATCAACGTGATCGGTGACATGCACCCCGAGCGCACCGCTCGCGCGGTGAACGATGCGCTCGCGCAGAAGGTCGCGGTGATGGCGTGAGGAGTGTGAATCGTGCTGGATGAGTACCTGGCCCTGGGTGGCGTGGAAATCGGGAACAACGCCCGTGCCTACGCCTACGCGCAGTGCCTGTCCTGCTGTGCCGGGCTCCTGAAGTGCCCCGCGTGCGACGGCATCCACGACGCCACCAACCCGTGGACCAATGCCGTCTACGGGTGGGTGGTGCAGGCGACGAACCTCGTCACCAACCCGTCGTTCGAGGCCGCCAGCGCGACACCGTCGGAGGTTCGCCGTAACAAAATCCTCAACCCGAACTTCGGCGGCGGATCGGTCGCGGCCGGGTGGGGTTCCTACTGGTCATCCCTCCGCACCATCACCACGACCAACCCGATGCCTGGTGGCAACGGCTCCTCGTGCCTTGTCTCCAAGAATCCGGGAACGCAGGCCGGGCAGGGCATGTACACCAGCGCCTACCCCGTGGCGATGGGCGACGTCATCCACGGCATCTTCCGCATTCGCGGCGAGGTCGGGATCACGCTCCAGATCGGGTTCCGCACCAGCACTGGGTATCCGACAGGCGGGACGACCGTCACGGGTGACGGGCAGTGGCATGAGTATCCGTTGTCAATGACGGTGACCAGCGCCGCCACCGTCACCTACGGCGTCGGGTTGCAGGTCAACGCGATGAACTCGGACACCTGGGCTGACAGCGCCCCGATGTTCCAGGTCGACTCGGCCCTGTATGAGAACGGGACGACCGGGAACTACTTCGATGGTACGAGCCTCCCGGCAGGTGACTTCACGTTCGCGTGGACCGGGACCGCGAACGCCAGCGAGAGCGTGGCTAATGGGTTGCTCGCATCGTTCGGTGTCGCGTCGAGCCGACAGTCTTGCACGGCCATCCTGTCAAGCGAGTGGGCGTCCACCGGTGTTCGCTCGGTGCGGGTGATCCCCACCCAGGCCACGAACAACTCGACGTTCTACGCCACTCTCGGCAACCTGGGGCTCCAGGTTGGCAAGACGTACACCGCGATGGCGAAGGCGCGGCTTACTGCTCCGCAGACCGGCTCCCTGAACGCGCGGGCACGCTCCCTCTCGCTGGCGGTCGGCGGCATCATCGACCAGGCCCCTAACGAGGTGGGCGTGTTCCCACTGCGGGTCACTTTCACGATCGACGGGACCGTCATCCCGCTGACTTCGGCGCTCTCGCTCTACAACGGTGCATCGAAGGGCGGAGGCGAGGTCTGGTTCGATGACTTCCTGATCGTGGAGGGCACCTACGCCGGTCCCTACTTTGACGGTGCCACGCAGGACGGCGAGGTGGTCCGCTACTCCTGGACTGGCCCGGTGAACGCCTCCACGTCGACCTGGGAGCAGTACATCCCGACGTCGCCCGCCGTGAGCACCGGTGAGCCGCCGTACGACTGCTCGGCGCTGTCGTTCGCCCCCTGGTACGACACCACCAACCCTGCCTCCCAGCGGCTGGCCGGGTTCTATCTCCTGAGCGTGCAGGGCGCCACCGACTCCACGATGACCGCGCCGACCACCGAAGGGTTGGAGGACGGCGGTGTGCTCGGCGCGCAACGGAACTCGACCCGCTCGGTGCGGGTGCGGGAGATGATCGTGGCCTGCGGCATGGACGCCGCCGAATACGGGTTAGCGTGGCTGAAGGCGGCGCTGTCGACGTCGTACTGCGGGCGGCATGGGGATGGGTGCGGCACCTCGGACCTGAGTTTCTTCATCGACTGCCCGCCCGCACTGTCCTCCACGGACCCGGACTACGGCGCGTCGTCGACCCGGTACCGGCGGTTCCTGCATGGGGTGGGCGCGACGTCGGGTCCGATCATCGCCGAGCAGTACGAGACGACCAGCGGCGCGTACGTGATCATCGTGGACTTCATCCTGACCGCGGAGTCCCCGTTCGTCTGGGGCGAGACGCTGGACATCTCCGGCGGTGGGCAGACCCTCACCGCCTACGACGACATCCCGTTCAACCTGATGCGCTACCCCTCCGGCGAGGTCGGTGACGGCATCCCCGCCGTGGTCGCCACACAGTACGCGTTCAACGGCTCGGTCGAGTACGGCGCGACCGGCTGGGCGAGGGACATGGTCGACTACGCGGCCGCAGAGGTTGTCGGCGGGGTCAGCACCGACATCGCCGCGGTCGGCCCGAACTCCTACCGGGCACGCGCGCTGGCGGCCGCGGCGCACGCCACCGGTGAACTGTGGCTGACCTACGACGTCTCGCTCACCGGGGTTCCGGCGGGCGCGAAGCCCTCGGTCAGCATGTGGGGTGCGGTGCTGACGTTCGCGGGTGCTCCGGTCCTCACCGACCTCACCGGCAACGTGGAGTGGCGCACCGCCAGCGCATCGCTGGGAGCGACCGACCTGGGCACCATCCCGGTGAACGGCGGCAACCTGCTCGGCAAGGGCCTCACCGTCCCGGCGACGGCGACCATCGCCCGACTCCGACTCCGAGCCCGCGTCGCCAACGTGGCGATCGCCGACGACATCCGGCTCTACGGCGACGCGTTCGCCCTGACTGTGCCGTAAGGGGTGATGACGCATGGCTGAGTGCGCGACCGGGACTAAGAGCCGGTTGAAGTTGTACACGAACGGCGTCCGCCTCAGCGGCGGCGGCTGGTACTACGACTTCCAGATGTACATTTACTCCGGCGATCCTGCGACGTGGGTGAGCGCTCTCGGCTGGTCCGCCGACGCGTCCGGTGTCGGCAACGGTGGGTCGTTCCGTGTGGACGGCTCCCGCGACTACAACGTGTGGAACGGCACCCGCGGCCCGTTCTGGCCCGACGGCAACGGCAACACCGGCAACCAGTGGAACAACCTCCACATGAACGCGTCGGGCACGCAGGGCCTGGGCGGTCCCACCGACTGTGGCGAGTGGGTCGGGTTCCCCCGCGTCGCGCAGGCACCGGGCGCCCCGGGCACGCCGACTGCATCGTCCATCACGCCGACCTCCGCTGTCATCTCGTGGGGCGGCGCCTCCCGCGGCCACGCCGACATCGACTACTACCGGCTGTACTGGGACGACAACGGCAACCAGTTCCCCTCACCGGGGATGACCGACCAGAACAACCTCTCGCGCACCCTGACCGGCCTGCTCCCCGGCACCACGTACACGCTCCGGGTGTACGCGCACAACGCCGACGGGTTCGGCCCCGCGGCTCCCGACAACACGTTCACCACCCTGCCGTCGACGCCGCCGACACTGGTGTCGGTGACCCCGGACGCGACCGGCAAGCAAGCGACCGTGGTGATGACCCCGCCCAGCGGCATCTCCTCGGTGAACTGGTACACCGTGTCGAACCGCACCCCCGGTGGCACCTGGGCGATCGTGGCGGACGGGTCCGCGAACCCGACGCAGACGGTCACCGGGCTGGTGTCCGGGCAGACGTATGAGTGGCGGGTGCGGGCCGTCATCGGCACCTATGTCTCTCCTGAGTCGAACATCATCACCCGCACCCAGCCTCAGCCGAACACCTCGCCGGGTGCGTATTTCGACGGCGCCACGACCGACACCCCGTCGACGAACTACACGTGGACGGGGACGGCGGGCGCGAGCACCAGTCAGGCGCAGACCCTCACCGGTGGCGCGGTCGGCTGGCTCAGCGGCACGCAGGCGGTCGCGAAGGGGTCCGGCGGCACGGCGGTGCAGTACCAGGTCGCGGGTGGCATTGAGCCGAACCTGAACGGCGGGGCGTGGAGCGTGCAGTACGTCATGCTCACCCCCGCCACCGGGCACGGGTTCCGGGCCGGGCTGAACGGGAGCACCGGCTACGCCGTCGTCACCGTGAACGGGCTCTACATGGGCTCGATCTGGGTTCAGCCATCCAAGGCCCGCACCCTCGCCGCAATGTGGGTCTGGTTCAACGCCGCCGGTGCGGAGATTGGCACGACCCTCGGCGTCGCCGTCGCGGTGCCCGCCGCGCCGACCCGGCTCTCAGTGCTCGGCCAGGCCCCGGCAAACGCGGTCAAGGCCGCGGTCGTGGTGACCGATCCGGCAGGCTCCGACCTGATGGCCGCGGGCGACTCACTGATCCTGGATGCCGGGATGGGCTCGACCGGCACGCTGTACCCGTACTTCGATGGCGCGACCGTCGACACCGTCCAGTTCATCTACGCCTGGGAGGGCGCGGCGAACTCCTCACCGTCGTTCCGTGAGGCGATCCCGCAGTCCAACCAGAACCCGCTCCAGGACCCGAACTGCGACCCGATCCCAGCCCCGCCGACCGCGCCGGTGATTGAGGATGACTGCATCGTCCCGGTGGGGTCGTGGCGGCGGACCTGGTATGTGGTCAACGCCAGCGACGTCCCTCAGCACCTGGCCGGGGTGCCGACCATCACGTTGCAGACGTTCGGTCAGGACGAGGGTCAGGTGCGGCTCCGCTACTACGCCAACCCGGACTGCCTGGAACCGCTCGCGTTCGACGCGTCGGAGTGGCAGTACGAGCAGATCATCTCGTTTATCCCCGCCAACTCCACCATCGTGCTGGACGGGGTGAGCCGCCGGGTCTGGGCGGAGGTGCCGACCGGCGCGGAGACGATCCCCGCCGACTCGCTCCTGTACGGCACCGGCGGGGTGCCCGCATCCTGGCCGGTGCTCACCTGTGGCACCTGCTGGCTGGTGTCCCTGGACACCCCGCTGGAGTCGACCGCCGGGAACTTGACGGTCAGTGCCGACATGACGATTCGGGAGTAGGCATGGCAACCGGTAAGTACGGGGGGCCGTGCGTCCAGCATCACCGACTCGCGATCCACGATCGCGGCGGTTCCCGGCGCCAGCACAGCCTGGTCGACATCGCCTCGGTGCAGTGGAGCCGCGAGCGGGACAAGAAGTCCTCAGCGCAGTTCACGATCAGCGGCCGGTCCTGCGACGCGCAGGCCGACATCATCCGCGACATCGCGAACGGCTCCGGCCGCTACGAGTTGGTCATCTTCCGGGAGGAGGAGCGCGTCTGGGAGGGGCCGATCCGCTCGGTGAGCACCCTCCGGGACCGGGCCACCGTGCTCGCCACCGACATCAAGGAGTACTTGGATCACACGTCCCTGTCTCAGTTCTGGCCGAACCCGGACGGCGGTGGCCCGCCGCTGATGGGCGACCGGCTGGAGCAGATCATCTCGTGGGAGTTGACGGAGCCGTACACGATGACTACCAACCAGGGGACGGTGACGGTGCCGCGCTGGGAGGCGCTGATGCAACCGATCAACGTCCTGCCGCACATGGTGGTCTACCCCGGCACGGTGCTCACCCGCTCGGTCACCGAGGAGTTCGAGATGATGCTGGGGGAGCACATCGACAACCTGGTAGACGGCGGCATGGACTTCACCATCGTGGGTCGACGGCTGATCATCTGGGACTCGGCGCTCAGCATCGGGCAGACCCGGCGCCTCACCGACGCCGACTTCATCGGCGACATCGAGGTGATCCGGTACGCGAGCGATCACTGGTCAATCAGTCACCTCTCCGCGACCCAGTCCGCCGGGGAGGGGGAGGCCGACGCCCGCGCTGTCGGCCACGCGGGCGGCCCGCACGACTACTACGGCGTCTGGGAGCACATCACCTCCCAGCAGTCCGAGGAGGGCACCGGCACGCCGACGCAGACCGAACTGAACGGCCAGGCCGGACGCGACCTGGTGCACCGCACCCCGGTGCCGCTGGAGGTGCGCATCCCGGACGGTATCGGCATCCGGCTCACGCACGACCTGACCATCAACATGCTGGTGCCTGGGGTGATGATGCCGGTGGTCACCGACCTGAACATTCAGCACGTGACCCAGCCGCAACGCCTGGACCGCGTCAACGTAACTGAGACGAGTACCGGTGAGACGGTGAACGTCTCGCTGTCCCCGTTCGGCGACGTACAGAATGTGCAGGCGTTCCTATGAGCCGCCCACCGGTGCGGGACGAGGAGGGCCTGCTCGGCGGATTCGCCCGCCGCATCCAACTTCTCGAACGACGCCTCTCCTCCGCAGGCGGCGGTGGTGGCGGTGGTGGTGGCGGCTCGGTGTTCGCCGCGGGCCTGGTGACGTCGTGGGCGGGCACCCCCGCCCAGGTCCCCTACGGCTGGGTGCTCTGCGATGGGCGGGCGCTGTCCCGGCAGGGTTACCCGTCGCTGTACGCCGCGATCGGCACCACGTTCGGCGCGGGCGACGGGTCGACCACGTTCAACGTGCCCAACGGCAAGGGCCGGGTCATCGTCGGGCAGGACACCGCGCAGGTGGAGTTCGACGTCGTCGGCGAAACCGGCGGCGCCAAGACGGTGACGCTGGCTGACGGCAACCTGCCCACCGGCACCGTGCTGTATTCCGCAGGCTCGACGTACTACTCCGCCGTCGCGCAGGGCAACGCGAACCAGTACCGCGCCCGGGTGCACGCCAACCCGGCGCAGAACGTCGTCGACCCGCTCACGAACATGCCGCCGTACATCGTGGAGAACTGGATCATCTCCACCGGCGCGGGCTCCGCGAACCCCCTCGGCGCCGTGGTGCCGGTGCAGTTGTGGCAGGAGTTCTCGCTGGCCAAGCCCGGCGGCATCCGCCCCATCGTTGGGGGTGGGGTGGTCTGGGACGGCCCGATCACCGGGACGCTCGGTGCGACGCTCGCCGCCGACAAGGTGTTCATCACCCTGCCCTCCGCGGGCACATACCGCATCCTGTCTCACCTCGGCCTCGCGGCGAACCCCGGCACGGGCACGAGCGCCCGCATCTACCTCGCGGGCACGGAACAGCCCAAGTCCGTCACCTACGGCAACGCGGGCGCGGCGGGCGTCTATGTGGCCGACGTGGAGGTGTTCATCACCGTCACCGGGCCGACGTCGTTCTCCCAGGGCGCGGTGGCGCCGCTGGGCATGTACGACTGGACCTGGCTCCGCATCGAGAAGATGGAGCCGTTTTTCCCGGACAGCGCGCTGACCGTCAACCAGGGCACCACCGCCCAGCGAGACGCGATCTACGGCGTCCCCGCGAACGCGACCGATCAGGTGTCGCTCGCCAACCGACAGGTGGCCTGGTTCAACACGACCCTCGGTTGGATGGAGTCGTACTACGCCATCACCGGCACAGCGGGGCTGACCGTGCCGGGAGTGGTGGCCGGGGTCACCGGCGTGGCCGCGGGCTGGTATCCGGTCGGCCGTGGGCCGCGGGCAGTGCTGTACGCGGGTGGTCAGCAGAACATGAGCCCGAACAACACCTACACCGGCTGGCGGCAGTGGGGAGTCGGTCCGAGCGGCAACCCCGCGCTGGTTTCGTGGAAGAACACGCCCGGCAACCTGAACACCGGGGTCAACATGATCCACCACGCCGACAACAACGCCGCATTGCAGTTGTTCCTGGCCGGTCGGTGGCGGGTGCACGTCGAGGGCAACGTGCAGAACGGCACCGGCACCATCGTGGCGTCGTTGCGTGTGCAGAACCCCACAGCGGAGGTGGTGCGGCAGAAGCCGCTCCCCCTGCTCGGCTCCTACGGACAGATTCTGGAGTTCACCTTGAACGACGTGCTGATCCCCTCGGCGGGCTACGCCTATTTCAAGTTGGACGTCAGCGGGCCGCTGAACATCTTCCAGAGCAACGAGGACCACCTGTCCGTGGAGTACCTCGGCCCGCCGCTCACACCGATGACATAGGGAGCCAACATGACGTACCAGACCGTCGCTGACATGGTCGACAGCCTGAGCCTGATGCGGCGCGAACTCGCCGCGATCGCCAAGGAAGGCATCGACCCGCCCGACAACTGGCAGTACGTGCACCGCTGGAAGTTGGCGTCCTCGCCCGGCTGGGATGCGGCGTGGGACTCGGCGCTGGCCGGGCACCCCGATGACCCCGAGTACGACCCCGGCACCGACGAGGGCGTGATCACCGACGGCATGATCCTCTCCTCGGTCCAGTTCCTGATCGAGGCTGAGAAGCCGCCCATTCCGGTCGCGCCCGGCTCGGTGCACGACGTGCCTCACGATGACCAGCACGCCGTCGCCGACCCGACCACCGCGTGGCCGGAGGACCAGTTCGCGACGTTCACCGACGGCACGTACCGGTGGGACGGCAACGCCTGGGTGGCGTACGTCGTCCCCCCGCCTGCGCCGACCGTGAGCCACATAGAGCCCATGTCGGCGAGCATCACCGGCGACGACTTCGAGGGGCACGTGCGCGGCACCGGGTTCACCGAGGACACCGTGATCATCTGGAACGGCGCCGAGGAGCCGACCCGGTTCGTGGACGCCACCGACGTGTGGACGACGGTCGTGCCGTCCGTGGTGACCGCGCCGACGGTGCTGGATGTCTACGTGCTCGACAAGGGGCAGGCGTCGGGCATCGTCCAGTTCACCTGGGAACCGTGATATAGGGGTAAGCCCTATCGGGCGTCGGGACCCGCTGGCACACTATAGGTATGAGCCCTATAGACCACGACCCGACGGTGGATGAGAACGGTCAGCCCTACCAGCACGACACGTTCCCTCCCGGCACCATGGAGGCGTTCGTCAAGGTCCGCTCCCACCTGATCGACCGGCTCCGCCCGTTCAAGCGCGACATCGACCTCCCCGAGGGGGAACAGTTCCTCACCGACCTGTCCGCCCGGGTGGTCGCGATCGTCCGCCTGGAACTGTGGAAGGCGCAACACCCGGGGGGGTCCGGCCGTGGCGACTGACGGGCCTCGCGCCCACGACATCCTGCTGGGCTACGAGCCGCTGGCCAACTACGGCTGGTGCTGGAACTACGTCTGGAACGCGTACGCCGCCGCCGGTGCCTCCACGTCGATGGGCTCCACCCCCACCGCGTACAAGGGCTGGGAAGTCACCTGGGGTAAGCACCCCGGCGATCGCAACGTCCCCAACGGGGGAGCGATCTGGCTCGGCCGCCGCTACGACGGCAACATGGACGGCGACGTCTTCATCGGTGGGTCCTCCGACGGTCAGCACGCCGCCACCGACCAGCCCATCTACGGGCAGACCGGGGTCGTCTCCATCCAGGCCCGGATGGACTTGTGCGGCCGCGAGTACCTGGGCTGGACCGACCACGTCTGCGACTGCCCGATCAACACGACCGGCGGCACACCCCCCGCAGGAAACCAGCGGCAGACGACCAACGCGCCCGCCAACCAGCGGCCCGAGCCGACCACCGCGAGCCCGGCCACCCAGCAGATCGCCGCGAACACCATCGGCACGTTCGACGGCTGGATTCACGGGGAGAACGTGCAGGGCCAGGACATCTGGTTCCGCGGCGCGTACTCCCAACTGTGGTCCTGGGCTGGAGGGTTCACCGATCAGGGCACCCACGACCTCGCCGACCTGAACCCGGTGATCCCGACCGACCCGAAGCAACGCGTCGTGCTGTCCACGGCGTCGGCGAACGGCCGCTCGGACCCGTCGACGGCGAACCCGGTCACCCAGGTCCTCGCCGCCGGATCGGTCGCGACGATGGACGGCTGGATCACCGGCGAGGTCGTCGAGGGCAACGGCACCTGGTTCCGCGGCGGCATCTCCGGCGACTTCTTCTGGTCCGGCGGGTTCACCGACACCGGCACCCACGACCTGGAGGACCTGAACAACCCCGACCCGCCGCCGACGGCCGACGGGAACCGCACCACGGTGGACAAGGATGCCAACGTCCGCAACGAGCCGAAGACCACCGCCACGGTGATCGGGTCCATTCCACCGAATACAACCGTACTGTTCGACGGGTTCGCGCACGGCGAGAACGTGGAGGGCAACGACGTCTGGTTCCGCCAGCCCGGCGGGGAGAAGTGGTCCTGGTCCGGCGGGTTCACCAGCGAATCCACCGACGGCCTAACTGAGGTTACGCCCGTCCCACCGAACCCCGGTTCGGGGGACAACCCGCGCGGTCTGGCCACCTACACCCCGGTGTACCCGCGGGCCGTGATCGGCCTGGTGGCACCGCTCGGATTCGTCGACTGCGCCAACCCGGTGGAACGTTCCCCCCGCACCGAGAAGGGCGCCCGCCCCAACCAGGTCCCCACCTCCGGGATCATCGACCGGTTCATCATCCACTGGACCGGCGTCACCGGCGACCAGACCGACTACTTCTCGTACTGCAACGACCGCTCCTCGTGCCCCACCATCTACATCGACGCCGACGCCCGGCCGAAGGAGATGATCCGGCCCGGAGCGAAGCCCGCCGCGACCGGCTCGGAGTGGAACTGGCGATCCTGGGCGGTCGAGACGCAGATGCTCTCCGACCCCGTGAAGCCGATCAGCGACGCCCAACTGGAGGAACTGGCGCAGGAGGTCGCGTTCCTGGCGTCATTCGACGGCGGCACCCTGGACGGTGCCCCGGTGGACTTCCAGATCGACCGGGAGCACGTCATCGGACACCGCGACGCCGTGTCCACCGAATGCCCCGGCGACTACCTGTACGGGAAGATCGACGACATCATCGCCCGCGCCCTGGAGATAGCAGGAGGAGAGACGCCGCCGCCGTCGACGGGCTGGCCGCTGGACCCGGGGGAGTACCCCACCCTGTACGCCCTGCATGGCGAACTCAACGACGCGTTCGGGCCGATCGGCCGAGGCCCTACACGGCACCGGCGCGGTCGCCGGTGGCTGGACGAACCGCCGCCGCTGTGGATGTGGCTGGTCGCGTCGCTCCTGCTCGGCGTGGCCGTGGTGACCTCGGAACTGGTGCGATGAGCGAACCGGGTGAGCGGCCGCGCTGGTCGTTCACCTGGCTCCTGCGCATCCAACGCACCGGCCGGAACCGGCGCGAGGGGGTGGGCGGCGCCGACCAGACGGTGACACCCCGACTGCGGCGCTGGATCATCGTCGCGATCATCGGCGGCATCGTTCTCGCCGAGGTGATCTTCGGCATCTGGTTGGGCATCCTGCCGCGCTAACCTGAGTTTGGTAATGGGGCTAACCCATGTTAGACTTAGGTGTAAGCCCGGTTCAGGAAGGACCTCCCATGGATGACAACAGCGTGCCCGTCTCGGTCTGCGCAGACTGCCTACTGTTCCTGGTGAACAACGACTCCTCCGGCGCCTCTCCCGAGTGGGAAGCCGCGTTCGTCGAGGGCATCGCCGACTGGCCCGCCGAAGGCCACTTCGTCCCCGGCGACGACCAGGACGCCCACTTCTCCCACTCGCCCTGCGATGTCTGCGGCGCCCTCGCGGGCGACCGGGTCGACATGCTCTGGCTCCCCAACCTCTAAGGAACCCCATGACCTTGTTCATCCAGGACACGTTCGCCGAGGCCCGCGATCGCGGCATCCTCGCCCCCGGGTTCGTCGGCACCTACGCCGACATCCGCAACATCGTGCTCGAACTCGACGCCGACGAGGCCCGCTGGGAGCAGATGGCCGAACTCCGCAACGAGCAGTATTGGGAATCGAACTGGCCCGGCGCCGACCGGTACCGCTGGGAGGAGGAGCAGGACCGCCTGCGCAACCCGTTCGATCCGCAGACCGGATACGGGCTGGCCGCATGAGGCTCACCCGTATTAGCGTCGGGACATGGGTAACCCCTCACTCCGACGTGCACGGCAGGACGGCATCACCGACCGCCTGCCCGCTGACCTGGCCCGTCCATATGGCTATCACAGGTTAGGTACTATCACGGGAGTGGTAGTCGGAGCGGGCCTGCTGGGGCTGTGCCTGCTCGGCCTCGGTTACGCGATCACGGTGCTCTGACTGGAGCGTGCGCGCTGTACCCCATCTCATCTGGGGAGATGGTGGGGTGCGGCGTGGACAAGCCAGTCCTCCCTGACCAAAGGAACCCCATGACAGACAACACCTACGCCGCTGGGTGGTACCCGGACGCCAGCCAGCCCGGCACCGAGCGCTACTACGACGGCACCACCTGGACCACCCAGACCCGCCCGCTCGGCGCCCCGGCCACCTCCGCCGTCACCGTCGCCGAGCCGGTCACCAAGCGGCCCTGGTACAAGCGCAAACCGTTCATCATCACCGCGTCGATCATCGGCGGGCTGATCGTGCTCTCCAGCATCATCAACGCCATCAACGGCCCCTCCGATGCGCCGGTCGCCGACACCAAGCCCGCGGCCACGCAGGTCAAGGAAGACAAGCCCGAGGAGGCCGCCGTGGACACCACCCGTGCCGTGCCCAACGTCGTCGGGATGACCGTCGCCGAGGCCCGCGCCGCCCTGGTCGCGGCCGGATTCACCATGAACATCCTGACCAACCCGAACGGCGACCCGGCCTCCATCGTGGAGGTGCAGACCCAGGTGGGGATGCAGGAGAAGGGCACCGCGATCGACGTCACCACGACGCCGCCGAAGCCGACGTACACCCTCGCGCAGGAGAACGCGATCGACTCCGCCAAGTCCTACCTGTCCTTTGGCGGGTTCAGCCGTGCCGGTCTGACCCGGCAGTTGACCAGCGAGTACGGCGAGGGGTTCACCCCGGAAGACGCCGAGTTCGCGATCGCCACCCTGGAGCAGACCGGCCAGGTGGACTGGAACGCCGAGGCCGCCGACTCCGCCAAGTCCTACCTGAGTTCGGGATCGTTCAGCCGGGATGGGCTGTACCAGCAGTTGACCAGCGAGTACGGCGAGGGGTTCACCCCGGACCAGGCGAACGCCGGGCTGGCCGCCGTGGGCTACTAACTCACCTGAGTTAGATCGGAGGGGGTCGCCATTGTCGGCGGCCCCCTCTAGTGTTCTATGGGTGGTAACCCCGATTAGGTAATGCGGGTTCGGACCCGGTAAGATGTTGGAGTAAGCCCGGTTAGGAAAGAGGATTCTCGTGCTCACTACGATCACCGCGGCCGCCCCGACGATGGGTCCGGCCTACGACAAGAATGACCCCGACACGCGTCAGCCGTGGCTGGAGTTCCGCCGCGGCGGGATCACCGCCACCGAGATACGTGACTGGCGGCAGGGCTCCAAGCGTCGCGCCATCATCAACGCCAAGGTCACCGGCGAGGACGACGGCCTCTCCGACCTCCCCGCCTACCGGCACGGCTCCCTCCGCGAGCCGCAGATCGGCGCCTGGGTGCAGGAGGAGTTCGGCATCACCCCGGTCAACGCCGTGTTCTCCCACGGTGAGAACCCGCGCTACATCGCCAGCCCGGACGGCGTCACCCTGGACCCGTTCACCGGCGCCCTCGTGGTCGGCACCCCGGACACCGCCCTGCTGGAAATCAAGACCGGCGTGCACGACTTGATGCCCGGTCCGATCGACGCTCACCGCACCCTGATCCGCGTCACCCCCGGATGCAAGTTCGACCAGTACGACTACTACGCCCAGTTGCAGTGGCAGATGTTCGTGATGAACGCCGCGGTGACCCTGTTCGTCTGGGAGACGCACAACGGCCAGGTCGACCCCGAGACGGGCACCTTCACGCCGTCCGGTCCTCCCCAGTACGTCTGGGTGCCCCGCGACCAGGCCGTGATCGACACCCTGGTGGAGATGGCCGAGGAGGCGCTGGAGACGATCGACAACGCCCGGGTCGCCGCCGCCGGGTTCCTGCCGGAGGGTGACCCGGTCCTGCCCACCGAGCACGCCGTGCTGATGGCCGACTACCTCGCCGCGCTGGACGACGAGAAGGATGCGGCCGCCACGAAGGTCGCCGCGTTCCGCGCGCTCCAGGACTCGTACACCGGGGAGGGGAAGGACGACATCCAGATCGACGCCGGGTTCGCCACCCTCACCGTGTCGACGACATCCAAGCCGGTCAAGACGTTCGATGAGGAGGCCGCCCGCGCCGAGGACCCGGCCGCGTTCGAGGCGTACGACCGGCTGGTGGCGAAGCACACCAGCACCACCCAGAAGTCCACCCAGACCCTCACCGTCCGCCGTCGGAAGTAGGTCTAACCCCGGTTAGAAGTCTGCTAGACTGGACCCTGTAAGCCCGACCCCTGAGAGGAACCTCATGCCTGCAACCACTCCCGCCACGAAGGCGGCACCCGACTACCCCAACCTGCCCACCGCCCTCGCGGCGTTCCAGGCGAACCTGCCCAGCGTTCGGAAGAATCAGACGGCGAAGGTCGACACCCGATCCGGCCCCGGCTACTCCTACGACTACGCCGACCTGACCGACATCTCCGAGGTCGCCCTGCCCGCCCTCGCCGCCGTCGGGCTGTCCTGGCACACCGCCCCCGACACCGTCGACAAGGAGGTGGTGATCCGCTGGGAACTCGCACACGGCGCCTCCGGGGAGACGCGCACCGGCACCCTGCCCGTCGGCCGCGCCGGTCAGGACTGGCAGTCGATGGGCTCGGCGATCACGTACGCGCGCCGCTACGCCCTGACTGCCGCCACCGGGATCGCCCCGGGTGGAGACGACGACGACGCCAAGTCGGCCACCTCCGCCGGTGCCCGCCCCCAGCCGACGGCCGCCAGCCAGAAGCCGGTGGAGCGCACCGTCGAGGTCCAGTACCTCCCGGCCGGGCTGTACGACCTGAGCAACATCGTCTACCAGGACGACGCTGAGGAGTTGTTCTACCGTGCCCGCACCGCCGGTCACCTGAACCTCGCCGTTCAGATCGAGGGCCAGCCCCAGCCGTTCGGCGCCTGGCTCCAGGAGACGGGCCGCTCGCTCCCGAAGCGGGACGCCGCCGACCCGGACGCCGCGGCGGTCGCCGACCACGAGGCCGCGATGGCTCTCGCCGGAGACGACACCCCGTTCTAGGGCTAACCCCGGTATAGACCTCACCCCTATAGTCGCGTCAGACTATAGGGGTGAGCGACGTTCTGAACCCTGTCACCGTGGAGGCCGAGATAGTCGCGGCCGCCAACGAGGTGTCCGAGGGCGTCAACGTCGTCTCCCGGTACCTGGAGGCGTTCCGCACCGCCGACCGCAACTTCGACGCCGCCTGGGCGATGGCCTACATGCAGGCGAAGGGACCCGTCGAGGAGCGGAAACAGACCGCCGTGCTCGCGACGCTGGAGCAACGCCAGGCGCTGGATGCCGCCGAGGTCGCGTACAAGTATGCCGAGCGCCGGTGCAAGGCCGCCGAGTCGCGGCTGTCCGCCTACCAGTCCGTGTACAAGGGCGTCCGCG